TACAACAAATTTAAGCGTCAATTTGTAACGGCTAACTCAACAGAATCAGCAGACGCTGTGAAAATTGAGCAGCCAAGTCAGGCGAAAGCCGAAGTAACGGAGAAAGACGATATGTCAGAAGTAAAACAATCTCCTGATAGCGAAAACTTCGACCTTGAAGCATTTGCAAAAGAAGTTGCGGAGAAAACTGCGACTACTATTGCTATGAAGCAAGCCGAAGCAAAAGCAGCTGAAGAAAAAGCACAAGCTGAAGCGGTTGAAAAACAAGCGGAAGTAGAAGCTGAAGAAAAGGCTGCTCAAGAAGCTGAACAGGAAGCACAAAAAATTGTTGTTAAGGCAGGAATTACAGGTGCCGAAAAACTTATGAATGACGTTGAAAACCGAGTCAATGAAAAGCATGAAGATTTAGAAAAAGTTGTTAAAACTCTTGAAAAAGAATTAGCAGAAAAATCTGAAGAAATCATGAATATCAGAGAGTCAAAAAGAATTTTCAATGACAGACAAGGTCAAGGTGACTGGAAAAAAGCGTTCGAGAACGATATTATCGACGCTAAATTTGCTGGTCTAGCAACTGGTAAAGGCTGGGATAACGAATACTCCAAATCAGTAATGGAAAAAGTAAACGCACATTCAGGTGTTGCTGTTTCTAGCGCAGATTTTGAGCAAGTTGTTTCAACCAATATCGAAAGAGACATTCAGAATGAATTAGTATTAGCCCCTCTATTCAGAGAAATACCAATGACTTCTGCTAATATGATTATACCAATCTTGCCAGATTCAGGTTATGCTGAATTTACAAGTAACCAAGCTGCTACTGGGTCAAGCCCACATGGTAACTTGGCACAAAGAGGTGACACATACGGGTCAGCTTATGGTGGTATAGACTTAACAGAAAGAACTCTTTCAACTAAGAAACTTATTTCACAATCATTCTTAGGAAATGAAACTGAAGAAGATGCAATTATGCCAATCCTTCCTCTCATCAGAGAGTCAATGGTAAGATCTCATGCAAGAGGTATCGAAAATGCTATCCTAGTGGGTAACCACGCTGATGGTACATACGGTACATCTGGAGCTTCCTTTGCTGGATTAGTTAAATTAGCAGAAGGTGATAGTAATAAAACACAATCAACAACTGCTTTTGCTTCAGACTCTCTAACAGCATTACAATTACTTGCTGCTAGAAAGCAAATGGGTAAATATGGTATGAACCCATCTGAAGTGGTATACATTATATCTCAAACAGGATACTACCAATTACTCGAAGACGCTGAGTTCCAAGATGCTAACCTAGTTGGCGACATGGCAACTAAGCTTAACGGTGAAATTGGACAAGTATTTGGTTCAAGAGTATTAGTCTGTGACGAGTTCGCAGCGGCTGCAACAGGTAAATACCATGCCTTAGCAGTATACCCAAGAAACTACGTAATGCCAAGACTTAGAGGTGTAACCATTGAGTCAGATTACGAAGTTGCTAACCAAAGAAGAGTACTTGTAGCATCACAAAGAATAGGCTTTAGCGATTTAATCGATTCTGCTGATTCAGTGCATGCACTTCAGTATAAGGCTAGTTAATAACTAAGAGTTATGGTTTTAGTGGGGCGACCAAAAGCCCCACACTTTTAATATGGCAGATTTAATAACAGTAAACGAATACAAAGATGCACAAGGTCTCAGAGGCGAGAAGGACGACGACCGCCTTGCGATTCTAGTTCCACAGATTTCAGACTTAGTCAAGAAATACTGCGGCATTAGTTTTATAGACTTTTATTCTACTGATAAAGTAGAAACTTTTACAATCAGCGACAACTTCACTACCACCTTAATTATGAGTGAAAGTCCGTTAGTTACGGTTGATTCAGTACAAGAGCGTACAAGTTATTCAGGAGACTACACCACATTAACTACAGGTAATTATGAGTACTATGTAGATACTGAGTCTGATGCGGTTATCCGAACAGACAAACAGGGTAATCCCAAATATTTTCCAAGTGGTGTTGGAGCAGTCAAAATTACTTATAATGCCGGTTTTAGTGCTACACCCGATGATTTAAAGTTGGCTCTTTTCGATTTAGTAAACTATTATCTAAAAGGCGAACACAAAGAAAGAAGAACATTAGGAGGCGCTACGCTACAAAATCAGGGTACATCTGGAGTTCGAGACAATACCGATTTTCCAGACCACATAAAAAGGGTACTTGATTTGTATAGAGTTGTAATTTAATGGCAATAAAAATACTAGAAGACTTTTATGCAAAAGAAATAGAACTAGATAAAGAATTTAGAAAATATTTAGCAGATAACTATAAACATAAAGTTGCTATAAGATTTGACCATCAAATAAATCTCTTAGAAAAAAGAGTAAAAGAAGGTCTTGAAGAATATACAAACCAAGAAGAGTTTGAAGGAATGAATCTTTATCAAGCAATGGTTTCTAAGTTAGGAAGTCAAAAAGAGTTTAAAGATAAAGTAATAGCGCCGTCTGTAAAACAATTGTTTGGTAAAGCAAGTACAGTCAGAACATTTATTAAAAACGAAATTTATCAAGGTGGAGCAACACCGGAGAAGAAAGAAGAGCAAGTAGGCTTATATGAGAAAAAGACTTTTGATATTGATGTTACACCAGGAGTTAAAGTAGTCTGTACAGCAAGAGGTTCTTATTTTTGGAACTCAACACTAAAAAGTGCAGGATTAGATAAAGATAAGAATAAACTAGTACAGACCGACCCAACTCAAAAGAAATCAATATTTCATGCGGCTGTTAGGAATATGTTAAGGTCGTGTTTAGGGTCACAAGGATCAAAAATACAATCAAATGTTTACTCAATGATAATATCGGTGTGTAAGACTAACCAAATAGACATAGAAAGTTTTAAAAGTGATGCAGGTAAAAATTTAACTGAAACAGGTGAGCCAGGTAAAATTAAAACAGGTATAGATTCAGTTATTACTCACGGTTCACAAGAACAAGAACAAAAAACTACTGCAGGTCGTTTCCAACTTGGTAAGAACTGGCGAGGCATGAAGAAAAGAATGGACCAAGCCTTAGCAGATGGCTTAGCAAAAGAAGAAATACCTTTTGCTGAGAAAATGGCAGAAAACACAAGACAAGCACTATGGGTAGAATATAGAATAGCAGACATAACCAAAGCAAAGGGTATGTACTTGGATCAGACTACTATTATTGAGTGTGAAGTTAATGGTGACCAAGGAGATGCAGAACATTTTGATGTAGATGGTATTAAGAGAACTGCAAATAAATCTTTAAAGAAACAAGCAGAGAAGATACTTGCAAAACTTCAACAGAAGAAAGGCAAACTTCCAGATTTAGAAGGGTCTCCAACTAAGAAAGTTATTTTGAGACGAATGGCTCAAAAAGCCTTAATAAAAGAACTTCTAAAAGTTAAACAGCCTGCAAACCCAGACATGAGGTTTAAGGTAAATAAAGAGTTACTACAAGAAGCAAAAGACTTTGAAAAAAGACAAAAAGGAAGTAAGAGAAATAAACAAAAGGCTCAAAAAAGAAGAGTAGCAAGAAGAACAGGTAATGTAGCAGGAGCAGCATTAGGAACAGTAAGAAGAAGAGGCAGAGGTAAAGTAGACCAACAAGCAGGATCTAATCCGTTAGCACTCAAAGAGTTACTGAATGAGGTTCTTCCAAGAGAAGTAGCAAGGCGAATGGGTAGTCCAGCACTTAATTATAGAACTGGACGATTTGCAAACTCAGCAGAGGTTACAGAGGTTTTGATGGGACCAAAAGGTGGTCTACAAAGTATAGACTATACTTATAGAAGAAACCCTTATGAAACTTTTGAACCAGGTGGTAAACAAGGTAGTATACAAAGAGACCCCAGAAAATTAATTGGAGGCACTATAAGAGAATTAGCAATGGGTATAATGCAAAGGAAATTTATACCAACTAGGAGAGTATAATGGACGCAACACAAGCAAGAAAATATTCAACGCGTAGGCGAGCCATAGTACAAGGACTAGCAGATGCATTACAACAAATTAATGGTGCGGCTCCTTTTAGAACTTCAGTTCAAAATATAGAACCTAGATTGAAGTTTTGGGACGAAGTAACAGATTTTCCTGCAATCCATATAGGAGCAGGAGCAGAAACAAGAGAATACG